GCCGCGCAAGCGGTGGCCTCTGCCCCTGCTAAGACTGAACCCAAGACCACCACCCGCAAGGCCAATGGCAGTAACAATCGTCGCAACAGCGGGCGGGGCAAGCTCGAACAGCTACATGACGCTCGCGGAAGCTGACGCCTACGTTGACGCCATGGTGCTGGGCACTGATGCGAACAAGTGGGGCTCAGGCAACGCTGATAGTCGCAACCGTGCGCTGACAGCTGCCACACAACGGCTTGACCGTGAAAGATTTCTAGGAGCCAGGGCAACCGACACGCAGGCGCTTGAGTGGCCGCGTACAGGTGTCAGAAAGCCTTCGACCTATATCAATACCTACGCAACGGGTTTTCCTTTTCGTATCGCCGATGATTTCTTCACCGATACAGAGATCCCCCCGCAGATTAAACACGCTCAGATTGAGTTAGCGGTTTACCTGCACAGCAATAAAGACGGCATCAGCCTGGGCGGCCTTGAAGACTTCAAGAGCGTTCAGGTGGGCAGCATTACGGTTGTACCTGATAAGACAGGTTCAGTGGGAGCTGATCGCGTGCCGCCCATGTTTGAAAGATATCTCCACTCCCTTAGAATTAGTGGACCGGGCAACATTTCTGTCAAACGGAGCTGATTCAATGCACATGGGCTGCCAGGGTGAATCAATCACCGGAACAGATGCAAGAACTGGACGCTTTGGGGCGATTCAGTTCAAAGAAGACACGGTAGTTAATTCAATCACTGCGGCTAGCTATACGGGTGACTCACTTGCTGGGGAAACCTTTGTGGCTCGTACTGTTATCTACGGCGTGTTCACTAGCATCCAGCTGAGTAGTGGTGCTGCCATCGCTTACAAGCTCTAATGGCTCTCGGTGACATCCTGGCGGCCAAGCTGGCCCCAATTATTGGCGGCACAGTTCTTGCTGGGGATGTAACCGTGCGCGTGGTGACTGGGGGCAGTTACAACGCCACAACGGGCACCGTCAACGAGTCTGTGTCAGACACAGCAATCAAAGGGGTGGTAGCTGATGTCAACGTGCGCGAGGCCAACCAACTAATTCAGGCCGGGGACAAAAAGCTAACGATTGCAGCGGTTGATGTGTCGGCAGCTCCTGAAACTAAAGATCGCGTGGTGATCAGCAGCGTGGTCTATCAAGTTATTCAGGTGCAGACAGAGCAGTTAAATGGTGTAGACATTGCCTACGACCTGTTTTTGAGGGCCTAACGATGGCAAAGGAAATTGGTTTTGACGATGTTGATGATTACCTGAAACAGCTTGGGGACTTTTACGCGCAAAGCACAGTATTTGAAGCCGACAAGTTGTTAAAGGAAGCAACGCCAACGCAAACCGGCAGGCTGCGGGCAAGTTGGCAGATTGGTGAAAACGCCATAAGTCGCGCATCAGAAAAACCAGGCCAATATCCGGCGGCTAAAGGAGGAAACATCCCACAACCAAAGGGCATTAACTACCAACCAGGCACTGAGACAGTTGGCAACGTCTACAACGTCCACAACGCCGTCGAATATGCCGAACCGGTCTGCATGGGTACCGGCCTGCCACCTTCATGGGGCGGCAAATTCAAGACACGTCAAGCCACAGTTGAGGGTTTCCCCGAAATGATCACCAAAGATTTGCAGGTTGATTCACAGAAGCGTTTTAACAATGCTGTTAAAGACGCTCAAAAGGGAGGGAAAATCTAATGGCTGCAGCAGATCTCAACGAAGTCCGCGCCACTATCGAAGGCCGCTTGGCTGATGAGTTGCGGAAGTCCCAGCCTGTCCCAGTGGTGTTTCACAACATGGCATTCGAGCCAACACCAAATAGCACCTGGGTTCAATGCCTTACGTCCTTTGGCTCTAATCAATATCTGAGCCACGGCCTGTCCACCAACGCCCGCAACCGAATAACGGGGTTGCTTGTGATCAATATTTTTTCAGGAAAAGGGGTAGGCCCTGGGGCTAATTACAAGATTGGAAATCGGATTCGTAACCTTTACAATAGGGTCAACGTGTCGGGGGGTTTCTTCGACGCCCCAATCGGCCCCACGGCGCTGGCATCGCCAGAGCCCGAAGGCTATTTTGTAACACGGGTCTCTGTGACCTTTGAATTCATCGAGGAACTCTGACCATGGCCACCATTCGCGGCGAAGCTGGTTCAGTTGAATTTGAGACCGGCGGCGGCAGTCTTGCCACTGTTGTCGGTACTCGCAGCTGGAGCCTGTCAATTACCAAAGAAACACTTGATACCACCGTGCATGGGAACACTACCCGGCAATTTGTCGGGAGCTTGGTCAGTGGTTCAGGCTCTGTTGAATTGGTTTATGACCCAGACGCTACGGGCCAATCCGGCTTGATCGAAGATGTGATTAAGACTGGGGACGCGGCTGATGCTTCGTTTGAGTTGTTCACCACCGGCAACACAAACGGCACCGATTCGCTCGCATTTGGCGGGATTATCACCGACATGGAAATCAGTTCTACTGTTGGAGAATTGGTGATTGTGTCCTGTAACTTCATCACCAGCGGAACCATTACTTCTAATCTTGAGTGATAAGGCTATAGTTTAGATGACAAATCTGTCATCTAAATGCCTGCTGGAAATCGCACCGTTGATCTACTGGTTGGGGCGTTTGACCTCAACCAGCGTCGGAAATTTGAACTAAAAAACGCTGAAGGCAAGAAAGTTGTAGATCTGTTTTTCAAACCGATCACACGCGCTGACCGCAAAAAAGCTCAAGCCTTGTCAGGCACCGATGAGGCTTTAGACATCAGCACGCAGATGCTGTGTCAGATGGCTGAGCTTGAGGACGGCACTAAGGCGTTTGCATCTGCTGATGTAGCCAAGCTGCAGCGTCAGTTACCTGAGAATGTGTTGAATGACCTTGAGTTGTTCTTGTTTGGGCTTGGCGATAATGCCGACTTGCAAGACGCAAAAAACGACTAACGCAGGACAGCTGGGCTTATTTTGAGTTTTTCCTGGCCTGCGAATTAGGCATGACCGTAAGCAGGCTCCGCAACGAATTGACCGATGCGGAGCTTATTTATTTTGCTGCCTACCACGAACTCAAGGCTGAAAAGGAGCAGAAGGCAATGGATCGCGCCAAGCAGCAACGGCGGTAAGCTGGGACAAGTTGACTGGCTGATGTGACCACAACAGTCCTTACAGCCAAGTTTGATTTTTCTCAGCCAAAGTCTGCCATCAAGGGGACTCAGGCACAGGTTGACCAGCTAAAAAATAAAGCCAAAGGCGCACAAGGCGCATTAGACAATGCGGGCAAGTCTGCAAAGGGTGCAGGCGTTGCGTCTGCGTTTTTTGGCAAAGCGGCAAAGGGTGCGGTCCCAGGTGTTGCGGCTTTAGGCGGTGCTTTAAAAGCAGCCTTAGGGCCCATCGCTTTGCTGACATCAGCGGCGGGTGTCCTTACTTCTGCCTTTTCGACGTTGGCTGAGCAAGACTTTGCGGAAGCAAAGGTTCGCACGCTTGGCGTTAACAGTGAGGAACTAAAGGGCCGCCTAAGTGATGTAAGCCGTGAACTATCGGGCCAGGCCAGTGTTGTTGAACTAACTGCGGCGGCCTACGACGTGGCTTCTGCTGGCTTCAATGATGCGGCCTCTGCCTCGCAGGTGCTGAAGGCTTCGAGCCTTGCGGCCACTGGTGGCTTCTCTGATCTAAACACGGTGGCAGATGCCACAACGTCAGTTCTTAACTCCTATGGCCTGGGGGCAGAAGAAGCTTCGCGCATTACTGACCAGTTCATCCAGACGCAGAACGACGGCAAAATTGTGATTGGTCAATATGCGGCCAACATCGCAAAGGTTGCCCCCGTTGCAGCGGCCCTGGGCATTGGCCTGGATGAGGTCAACGCAGCGGTGGCCCAAATTACTGGCACAGGTACTGGTGCAGAGGTCACATTCACAGCACTTAAGACAGCCTTTGCCCAGTTGGCGTCTGGTGGAGTCGGAGAAAAGCTGAAGGAGTTTGGGGTCAATATTGACGCCAACTCGGTTGCAGCTGATGGTTTTGTCGGCACCTTGAAAAAAATTAAGGATTCGGGAGCTGATACGGGCGCAATTCTTAAAGCCTTCGGCACAGAAGCGGGCCCAGTTTTGCAGCCGTTATTAAACGACTTTGACAAGCTGAACCAGCTAGTTGAGAACCAACGCAATTCTCAGGGCGAAGCCGCCAAATCTGCTTTTGAAGCAGGTAACACAATTAAGGGTGCCCTTAATCGACTGCAAAACGCTTTTACAAATATCTTTGCCAGTGGCTCAGAGCTGGGCGAGCTGCTTAAAGGCACATTCCAGGTGGCGGCAGTGACCGTTGAGGCCTTTGGCGCTGCTTTGAAATTGTACTTGGCCCCTTTACGAGGCCTTATTGACGCCGCAAAAAAAATTGCAAATGCTTTTTCTCCTCTGAAAAAAGGTGTAAACATTGCCTTTGAATTAGAAGAAGGATGGAAAAAAGTTTTAGGTGCTTTTAACACTCTTTCTAAAGGAGTGACTGCGTTCGTTTCGGTCTTTTTCCAGACTGTTGCAAAACTAATTGGTGTTGTTGTTAATTTAGGAATAAACATAAACAAAGCTTTAGGCAACCCAATTAGAAAATTATTTGACCTTTACGGTCAATGGGCAAATTTTGTTTTTGGAATATTTGGCCAAATTGGACAAGCTGCAAGCAATTTCTTTGGTGGCTTTGTCAGTAACGCAGGCGAAGCGGTTACTAATGTTGTGAAGTTTTTTGGCGGGCTGTTCACAAATCTTTCCAATGTTATTTCTTCGTTTGAAAATAGCTTGCCTCAGTGGCTTAAAGATTCGCTTTTAGGTAAAGCGGCAAGATCAGCGAAGAATATTGTAGGAGCGATTTCAACTGCAGTAAGCAGCGTTAAAGAAATTGTTCAGGCAGTCCCGGAAAAAATTGCTACGACATTCACAGCGCAAGCTGTTAAACAGAAATCAACAGAAACCGCATCAGCTGCCAACGCAATACAACAAACAGGCGGCGCCCTTGTGGCAGCTGGAGGCAAAACAACAGCAACGACTGCGAAAGAAACACCGTTGCAAAAACAGCAAAAGGCTGCTAAAGCACTTTTAGCAAGTCTCAAGAGAAAAAATGAACTTGACGCAACAGCTACAGATCAAGAGCGAAAACAGTTAGAGCTTAAATTTGCTAAAGCAGACATTGAAGAAAGATTCAAGCTTTTGAGCAAAGATAAAATTAAGGCTTTAACAGATGAGCTGCAAAACAATTTCGACATTACCGAACAAAAGCAAAAGCAACTTGAACTTGAAAAGGAAGCACAAAAGGAGGCAAAAAAATTAAATGAGATTTATAAAGGCATTGGCGATACACTTAGCACCGGAGTCCATGACGCGATCATGGGCGCAGTAGACGGCACCAAAACACTTGGTGAAGTAGCCAGCGGCGTCTTAAAAACCATCAGCAACCAATTAATGAAATTTGCTCTTGGGAGTTTTGGCGGCAAAGACAAGAACAGTGGCAGTGGCATTCTTGGCGCAGTCGCAGACATTTTCAGGGCTGATGGCGGCCCTGTAAACGCTGGGCGTTCTTATGTGGTCGGAGAAAGAGGGCCGGAAGTTTTTACTCCGAGCCGTAGCGGCAGTATTGTTCCAAACCATGCCATGGG